GGAGGGGTTCGCGTGAGTATAATAAATTTTAGGTCCAGGTATAGACGTGCAGCCCCAGGCTTGCTACCCCAGGCTTGCTACCCCAGGCTTGCTACCCCAGGCTTGCTATAGGGATTTCCTAGAGATAGCCCTAGTGTTTACGCTGCGTATAACAGCTCCACTGCAGCCTCAACCGCGCGCTGCTTCTGCTCTGCGGTAGCCTCGGGAGTAGTTAAATCCTCAGCGTCAATCCACAGTTGCTGCAGAGCCAGTACCTGCTCATCCAAAGTATCCGGGAAATCCCGGATACCTCCGGGCACAACCTTATCCCTGCGCTTAATATCTTCAACCGTAATATCATAACCTGACTTATTGGCGTAGTACTCCATGATAGCTCGTGTCAAGATATCCAGGTCCCGCAGTAAAGTTCCTTGCATTATTTGTACCCCGCTACTCTCAGTTCTTTCATATAGTTAAAGTCAGTGTTGTTGGTCATACTCAAGTCAAGGGTCCAACTATAAGCCAAACCATTGGTAGCATCATCCATCCGCACCAACCCTGTACCTCCGGTTACACTAGCAACCAGACTCGTGTCACCCATACCAGACGCCGCCACCCTAGTATTGGTCAAGGCGGTATATGGAACCTCCGAGATATTACCATCAAATGCCAGCATCTGCCGAAGAGACATCTGTACAGTGCTACCTTTGAGATGTGCGGCGTCCGCTGCGTTGTTGAATCGCAGGAAGCAGCGTACATCGTCGATAGCTTTAAACTCTTCCCCCAAGCTATGCTGGAACTGCAAGTCCACATCCAATTTAGTGGATACCAACTTGTTGTTGTTCCAACTCTTCGTGTCCCCCTTATCATTCAGTAGCAACACGGCCGGGCGCAGGTGGTGGTAACGTCTCTGCCAGCCTTTTACAGTGTTATTCTGTAAGAACCAGGCTTGCGTATTAGAACCACCAAAGCGAATGCTTTTAGGCTCAAACATCACCTGGTTGTTGGTTGCGTTGTTGTTACCAAAGTAGAGGTCATAACCACAGTTATATGGGCTTACACTATCAACAATGACGTACTTACCTCGCAACGATACTGCTTGGTCGCAGTTAACCGCTGTAATATTGCGGAGCACGTTCGGCCGGTCCGCGATATTAAAGCTGGCATCTGTATAATAGTGAGATACCGCACTAATTACTTTGGAGGTAGGAGTACCCTTGATAATGATATTCTCAGCCCTGCACCCTACCAGGTTATTTAGCAGTACTCCCTCAGAGGACTGGGTGCGCCCCAGGTTGTGTACTGTAATATCAAGCACCTCACAGTCTTCGCACAGATTAAATGCCACGGCGCTACCATTAGGTGTACCATCCTTCATAGGCTTATGCTGTACTGCTCCAACAATACTACAGTTAGTACTGTTGCTGATGAAGCCGATACTATAGTAGGTCCTGGTCTGGTTAGGCTCAACCACCTCCAGGTTCCAGGCTTTACACCGGTGGTTAGACGGGGTTTCAGGCGGTGTATCAGAACCCATACCAATAAGCTGCGTCCAACCAGATCCCGAGATATTATAAGCTTGACAATCTTGAGAGTTTACGAAGTTAACACCATAACCTCCATCTGTATGTGGGGCAATATAAACTGCATCCAGTCGTAGGTCGTGTACACACGCACCAGTACACTCAATAAAGCTCGGATTGTCTCGGATGTACTGCTTCTGTGCTGGATTAACGTAACTGGTATTGGCGGTACTTTTACCGGCCCACACACCGCTATCATAGGCAGCAAATACCTGGTCCCGGTTAATTTCGTAGGAACTGCCTATCACTATAGCCCCACGCCCTTTACTAAACACGGGGTTTTCAAAAACAATTCTGGAGGCAGGACCAACCCCGAATAACTCAATACCGCTCAGCAGGAACACGGGGTAGGTGCACCGATAAAATGAGCGTGTACCAGGAACGAATACCCGGGTAATGCCCTTGGCATAAGCCTCCCTAATTGCTGTTTGGATTGCTAAGCAGTCATCAGTTACCCCGTCACCCTTTGCGCCACAATCCCGTACGTCCACGTAATCTAAACCCAGTACGGGATATTGTGCTCTTACTAAATCTGTCAGTGCCATGCACCCTCACTTATCGTTTCAATTCAGCTACAGCTGTGTGTACGTTCTTGTATTGATTCCCAATGGCTTTGCTCTGCCACTGCCTGCGCTCCCACAGGCCCCAGCACACTTTATTGCGCCGCCCATTAATATACTGAGAGCAGTCAAAGGTCCAGCGGTTGCCGCCCTTGTACACCCAACCAGTGCCTGGGGACTTCTGCTGGTACTTGCTAATATAACGCCAGTTCAGCACAGCCTTTCCGGCTGCTGCATAATCAAGGCTTTTGAGATGCCGCTTCACGGCACTGCCGTTGAAGCCAGCTACGCCTACATTATAAATAAAGTCTATAGACCCTATCAGAGCCACGTCAGAGAGCTGCATAGGGAGCCCGTCAAGGGCCTTTGCATGTGCCCCTGCCGATTCTATCAGTTGCTTCTGACAGTCGCTCAGAGTGGCTCTCTGGCCCATTTTGACACCCTTCGTCTCCCCGTAGCAGATCGTAGGGATACCGGCACTGTCTTTGTAGGCGGTAAGGCTCAAACCTTCATTGTGCTGGACTACCTCAGTAATAGCCCCGCCGAGCATAGTAGCCCCGGCGAGTGCAGCTATAACCCTAGTCCTTAAACTCATATTTAATAGCCCCCTTACGTACATGCTCTTCTAGGAGCTTGTACGTGCGCCGTTTATAGTACACATTCCACGCCAGGGTTAGCACTGCACACACCGTCGCAGTGATGAAGCTGATAACACTCCAGTTCCAACTCATTAGCTCTGCCAACCAGCCTCCTGATACTGTAGCACCAGTAACCGCTGCGCCTGCTCGGGTAGCGAGGTCTGCCCCAACTACGTCCCCTACCTTAATCATCCTGCTGACCTTTCTTCCTGAACAGCTTACGAATCACCAGAATGGTCACTAGGAAGACCAAGGGAATACTGGCCCCGGCTAATCCGGCGAGAATAAGACTGTAACTATCGTTGTTAACTACCTGTAGGCGCTCTGCCTGGATTGTGCCGGTACTAATAGTCTGCACTTGCTTCTTGTTAGAAGTATCCAGTGTACCTACGTTAGAATCTTGTACATCAGTTTTGTTGGTGGTGCTGGAGTCCACCTTATTATTCAGCCCGAGCATCTGCTTAGTATTCTCAGCACCAACCTGAGCAGACACTTCCGGCTTAGAACCAACTAAGCCGGTAAGTGCAGAGGTCGCTGAGCAACCGGTCAGAGTAACTACGAGCAGTAACCCAGCGACCAGTTTACGCATTAGCTAGCCGCCTTCACAGCGGTAACAGCAGCTTCTAGGGCAGCAATCTTAGCGTCAAACGCTGCACCGGTCTGGGCTACATTCTGAGGTTGAGTAAGGATTGCATAGAGGTCCTTGCCCAGAATGTTCAGTTGGCGCAGCAGCTCCTGCTGCTGTGCTTGGGTTGCTTTAGCAATTGCCATGTGTACTCTCCTTATTCTTCCGCATCAGTAGCGGCTATGAACGCACTTTGTAGTGCAGTGAATGATGTATCAAACGCTGTACCAGAACCCTCGCCTAGTGGCATACCTGTACCTGTAAGTGCAACGTAACCAGTCTTCGAGAGCTGGGATAACATACTGAATAGGCGCGCCTGCAACGTCCCGTCATCCTTAAAGGCCGTACCGGCGCGGGTAGCCGTATAGCCCTGGGATTGCATGTACGTGAAGAACGCGTTCAGCTTAGTTAAGGCAGCTGTACCCACGAAGCCTACATTGTAATCCGGGGCCACCTCTTTCTCGAGGTTCTGGCTCTTACCTACAATGGCGTACTGTGCGTCCGCAGCTTTAGCTGCGATGATTGATGCCATTATCTTCTTCCTCTATGTTGTTTACCTCTGCCTCGGCCTTGCAGCCGTGCAGCGACTCCTCGCAACTGTTTCTGGACCATACCCTGCGCCCAGTCCAGCGGGTTATTGATGAATGCCAGTGCCTGCTTCTCAGACTCTCGTGCAGCTACTACTTTCTCATCTTCGACCAGATGCCCGTTCAGTACTGCTACCATCATAGCAATGGCATCTGCTCGGTCATCCTTAGCCAAACTGCCTCGGTCATATGTAATACCCGCGAGCTGTGCGAACGCAGAGTACAACCAGCGACGATCTCGGGAGTATAGCATACAAGTCCCAATATCATCGTGAATAGCACGCTCATGCACCACTAAGCGGTGACGTCGAGTTACCGGGCTGATTGTGTCGATGATACGGCGCTCTTTCTGCGTGGTGTTGTTAATGTCACGCACACCAATACCAGCAAGGCGACGCTCTCGTAGGCGGTTCAGAATAAGCATAGACACAGTACCGTGCCCCATGTTACTCTCCACCACCATGTCAGAGATATCTAACTCTACGCACAGGTCGATGAGCTTGTCGATATTCTCGGTGCTTACACCTCCTTGGAAACCCCCAACGGAGAACAGGTGAATGTATGAGTTAGCAGCTCCGCCCGCAGCATAGGAGACTTCATCTCCACCACAACCAGCTGGGTCCACCACTAGCACCTTATGCTGGTACGGCAAGTGCATATCCCCGTAGAATGCCGGGAAGTACATCTGCTGACCCATGATCCCCTCATGCTCGTGCTGGTACAAGTACCGGCGGTCCGCAATGTAGGAGAAGGTCTCAGGAGAGGAATCAAGACTGCCGGAGTATACGAGCATATCCGACAACTTAATACGAGTGCGCATCTGGTCAGACAGGGTTGTATCAAGCATGTACTGGAGCTGGAAGCCTTCTGGACCGAAGTCCAGTTCCTTCTCAATCAGCGCATCCTCGTCATAGCGACCAGTATCGGTACTCTCCCCTAGTGTCCCGTCGACGCCAAAGCCGGTGCGTTTATAACCCCGCTCAATGAGCTGCAGTATATAAGGAGCAAGTGTACTTCCATATCGTTCTTCCATTTCAACAGACGGGATGCGTCCAGGCCACACTCGGACCTCGAAGCCACGCCCCGGCAGGGTCTTATAGATACTGTCCTTGGTTTGTGGTGTACCCAGGTACAGCGTATCCCCGTGCGTACAGATAGCTGCGAAGTCTTTCGAAATCATCAGCAGCTGCTCACGCTGGGTTTGTGTCAAACCGTTCTTGGTGGTTTCGATATCATCTGGAATTAAGAGGTCAGCACGCTTCCCCTGCAGGGACGCGGTAATACCGACACAAGCTACGCTGGCAGACTTATCCAGTGGTTTCAAGTCACAGTTGACGTCGTAGCCTTCAAATGAAGTACGGTCCCCACGAGTAGGGTCGGCCTTCAAGTAGCACAATAACGGCCAGGTTTCCAGCATACGAATGATTAAGTTTGCTACATCAGACGCCTGTTTCTCCGCCCCCGATACAATTAGGATACGGCAGGATTGATCCTGGATGAGCCTCCAGACGGCATATAGCGCAGCCAGTGTAGACTTAGCCTCACCACGCTGCGCAGCTACCATGCGCTTCCTAGGGCCCTTCTGCATGTACTCCGCAATGTCAGCTTGCATATCCGTGAGCGTAAAGCCCAGGAAACGCATACCGATGTATGCGAACTCCCTGAAATTACTGAGGGTAGCCGCCATCATCATGGCGATATCCTCGCGCTCCTCTTTGGGAATACTGCGCGGATTCGCACTATAACCAGTAAGTTTCTGGTTGAGCATGCGCAATCTTCGCGCAGTCTTCACCGATACCATTAGACAATTCCTTCTAGTAAGTCCTCAGAGTCTGAACCACTAATCTTATTTAAAATCTCTTGCTTACGCGCCTCTCTGCGCGCCGCTAGTTCGTCATCGAACTCATCTCGTAGGTCCTGCATCTCCTCGGAATCTGCATCCGCAGTGATGTCATTATCCTTCAAGAACTTGGCAATGACCGACTTATCTGCGGCGGGGAGCGGAACCTCATCTTCCTTAGACTGCTTGATTTCTTCAATCAAGGCCTCAGTGAACATGCGGTGCAACTCCGAGAGGCGACTGCGTTTAGCCGCCCCTGCCATACTATTCTCCTATTATGATGCCAGCACTCCGCTAGTACGTAGCGCCGCCAGTAGTGCATTTAGTTGGTTCACCACATCCTCGGCACCGGTTGCATCGGTTACAGCTTCGGCTTTGCCTAAGTATGCCAAATCGCCTAAGGAGTGGGCTAAGTGGTCTACAGATGCTTGTGTAGCGAAACCGTCTCCCGCAGTCACGTCAGCACCTAATCGGGCAGCTACAACAGTTCCAGCAGGAAGAGTCTCGGCAAACAGTATAGTGTTGTCCACAATCTCAAAACTGTAGCCGCGAATCTGACCGACCCCATTAATCTCTACTACAGCCTTAGTGAACTTCAGTCCTGGAGTTACCTCGTCTGTTTCCTCCGTAAGAACTGTGCTCCATGGATAGCTTACCGTTTCTACACCGCTTATAAATGTGTTTTCCAGAGCCGAGGTACGCATACTCAAGGCATCGTCAGCAACCTTTCGTGTAGTAGCCTCAACCTGTACGGCTGACACCCAGGCAGCGTGCTCTGAATCAATACGCGCATTAAGCCTAGCATCCCCAGCGTCTACATAACCTTTGGTTGCGGCATCCTGTAGGTTTATCGGATCTGCTACGTTGGTGATGCGGTACCCGTTCATGCTTATATTCCCGTAGAATCCGGGGATAGCCCTGCCCTCCACAAGCTCCTGGGCTAGATGTAAGAATTGCGTGTTCTGAGAGTCTACGTTCCCTTCAATGAACGGGGAGCCGCTGGCAAACTCAATGTACAGGTACTCACGCTCAGTCTTACGAATCAGCAGCACTGTAGTGCTCGCCGTCAGGGCCGAGTTTAGTCTTATATTAGTAGCGCTGGTCCAAGTATATCCAGTGGTTTCCACCCCATCTAAGTACACATGAATATAGGACTTGTCCAAATACTCAATATCGCACTGGATATCCTGGGTACCAGCTGGCTTGATTTGCTCTTGCCAGCTGTATGCCATATTAATCGTCTCCGAAGTTATTGATGATAGCTCGCGTAGGTGCGAATTCCTGGATTAATGGGACCTGCTTAGTGAAAGTCTGGATATCCATATTCCCAGTAGCCAGGTCCTGTACTGCACCCAACAGACCAGTGACGTAGCCCATAGACGCCAGCGAGTGACGCGGAGAGTCCCCAGTGAAGATATCCTGCAGAAGCGAGATGCCACCAATGGCGCTCATACCCATAACCGATTCAGCGATAAGTTTCTGAGTGTCGGCCTCTTTGCCGTCCATACCGTGCTTCGCCATAGTAGCGAGCAGCATCAACGGGAACTGGTACGCCATAATGTGCGCAACCCCAATCCACCCAGCATCGTTTAACTCACGGCGCAGGATCTTGTTAGTGGCAGCCAGGGCGAAGCTCTGGTAGCCGACGATTACCTTGCCAATAGGGTTAAACTGTGCGAAGTGTGAGGTCTCACCGGTACGTACTTGTTGCACCAGGTAGTCCATCATCCGAGTACCTACCACCTCAATTTGCATTTGCAGGTCCGGTTGGAACATTGCACCTGGATTAGCCTTATTAGCGGCAATGGCACGGTCTGCAACATCACGGGTAAGCCCAAAGCGCTCCAGGCGTTTAAATGCCTCTGCATCACCTTTGAACATCTGCTTGAGTTCATCAGCAACAATCCCAGAGTTCAAGTTAACCTGCAGTCTATGCACCATGCTCATACCGTTAACATGCCTAGCGGCCTGTCCAACGTTCTGGGTGACATTAAACCAGGAAGCCTGACGGGTCAGGTCCAAGTTGTCATCTGCGTAGGTGTTCAACCAACGGAAGCGCATCTCTTTCTGGATACTACCACGCAGGATTGTATCTAGGCGACTAGCCATGTCCGGATTACGGATAGCTACAGCACCCTCTTTAAACCAGGGCTGCTCACGCATACTGCGAAGTACTCGGGACATACCAAACTCTTTCATAGCCAAGGCTGTGTCAGTAAGCTGATACAACCCGGAGTTCTTGAGCATGGTGGCATTAGCCATGTTACCCGCTGCACGCAACAGGTCCGGCATCTGCCCAGCATCGGCCGGTGCTCCACCCAGGATAAAGTCAATGGTGTCATTAACGGTCTTCTCCCACTTACCCGAATCGGCTAGAGTGTGTTTGGACTCATTAATCATCGCCTCCAGCATCTTGAGGTCAGACACCCCAGCATAAGCCATACCTACACGACCAGACATACGATTGGTGTAACCGTGCATCACCTTGGCTACATCAGTATCCATCAGATCCTGCATACGCATAGCCTGACCATCCACGATGTACTCTTTGTCCATGTTGAAGCGAGTACGTTGACGCAGGTTCCGGGCAGGAGATGTAGCACCAGATTCCCGGACATTACCCGCCAGGAAGCTCTGGATTGCACTTTCATCTACACCAGCATTACGCATAGCCATGACTACTTCGTCGTTACCCATACCATTGATAAGCTGCTTCCACATAGGGCCGGAAGCCGAGGCGCGACCATTGTAGATACCATCAACCATCTCCTTAGCGACGCGCTGGACGACTTCAGGCTCCATAGATGGATATACATCACGCAGTGCCTGACGGAACAGATCCCGATAGTTATCCAAAGAGCGGCCATTTGCAATACCTTGGCGCATCTTATCGTAGCTGTACTGGCGCGGGAAGTAATAGTCTGATTTAATCAGAGTACCATCATCCACCAGCCCGGCAGCAGTCATGTGGTCATGCCACTTACTGGCCCAGCCGGAGTTGCGGTACGCTTCTACGAGTGGAACTAAGTCAGAGTCCGGCAGAGGTACAGGGCGTCCATTAACCTCGGCGCTGTACGCGGAGTCCAGGTAACGGCCCAAGCGGTCTTCTAAGTCGGCGCGAGCTGCTCGGAAGTTGCTACGATGGAAGAAGCGGTCCATGAACCCTACCCCCTTGGCCTTGAGGGCACCGAGTATAGCGTCCTCAACTACACTGGCACTAGCGTCCATCTCCAACGTAAGGTTACGCTTGAAGTCCACCACAGACGGCTTCCGACCGCCTACGGCAGTGGCATCAGATACTAGTAAGCGTGCGAGGTCCTCACTACCCTCTGCGATGTTATCATACAAGGAGAACATAGTGGCGAACTTGCGCTTAGCAGTGTCCATCATAGCTTGGGCCTTCAAGGCCTCGTTCTTAACCGATGTATCTGCCAAGTCCTGGAAGGACTCGCTCCGGAAGCCCTGAGCTTGGTCTGCGTAGTCCTTTGCGGTCCACTTGACAGCGTCCTCGTACGCGTCCAGAACATCCTCCAGAGCGGAGCCCTTGGTGCGAATCCCTAAGGCGTTCATGATGTATTCACCAATCTGGCGAAGCATGCTTTTACCGGTAGGGGATTTAGTTCTAGAGAGGTACTCTACCCACTCAGGGCTGTCTCCCAGCCCAGCCAACATTTCGTGCACATCACTTGCATAATACTTGAATTTATCACTAAGAGTTGAATCTGCTGCTATTGCAGCGCGCACCTCTTCCAGCTTACTAGCAATTTCCGGATTCTGCTTAATAGCCCTGGTGGTGGCAGCGTGAATCAGTTCATGCACTGCCACTCGGCTAGTGTCCGCATCCATAGCACGCAGAGCATCCCCGGCAGTAGTCCAGGTACTTCCGTTCGCTTTCTTAGGGGCACGCAAAGATACAAAACCCCTATCAGCTGTTGATGCTGGTGAAAACCCGTAGTGGCTACGGTTAGAAGAACCGGCCACCAGTTTAAAGTCGATATCCTGTACTGCATCACCCAGGGTGTCCAGGATAGCCTTCTGACCTTTAGATAAGTGCTCAGAGGTCTTGAGGAAACGAACTACGTCCTGCGCTTTCATGTTAACAGCAGCAGTGTTATTCCGGCGAACTTGGATAGGTTCATCCAGTACCTTAGTGAGGATTGTGTCTCCCTCTCCTACTCCTGTAACATTAGTATCCCTTGCTGTACGAGTTATAGGCGCGTCCGGGTCAAACATAGGCTCACGCCCAGTACGTGCCTTTGCTGCTGCTTTAGCGGCCTTAGACATGTCCCAGAGCTGGTCTAGCCCAGCTACCCCTGCTACCAGAGCAGCGACTGCCGCAGACTGCCCCAATTGGTCCTGCGCATAGATAGCTGTACCTACATCCGCTGCACGGATAGCAGTGCGTACCGCTAGGCCAGCACGACCAGCAACACCTGCTGCTGACATCGGAGCTAAGATAAATGGAGCATCGCCAGCCAATGCACCGGCGAATCCAGCTACCGTGTTATCAGACATCTGACGGTCACGGTCACGCTGTTCTAGCATAGCCTGAATGCGATAATTATAATCGTCCAGGGACACTGCCCCGTGCAAGTAGTCAATCTCCTCCTGATTAGGAGTATAGAGCTTAGCCCGGGAGTCAGTGCTTAGTTGCTTCTTAGCATCAAAACCCTGCTCTGGGACAAAAGCCGGAGAGGAGGCCTTCCTAATAGCCGCAGCTATAATACTGTTACCAACCCCAGCAGCAAAGCTTTCTCCCGCTGATGTTGCAGGGGTTTTAGCCTGGGCCAGTATAGACGAACGCTGCAGTGCGTTTAGCCCATCATCTCCTGCATCATTCCAATCTACGCTTGCAGGCGCAGGTTTAAGTGTTGCGCCCTTAGCAGAATCCTTTTCCTGTGGATTCGGTTCTTGGTTCAGAAACTGAGCCATATTATCTCCTAAAAGAATTTTGATAAGGGGAGGCCCCGAAGGGCCTCTGTTAGTGTGTTACTTCAAACATCCAGTTGCGCAGCCCTTGCTCCAGATACTTCTTACGTTTAGGTTGTGCCTGCTTATAAGCTGGGGTATTACGCAGCGCTTGCCAAGCCTTACCCTGCGCTTCTGATACAGGGTACTGGTAGGCCCCTACAGGGGTCTTAGAGGCCTTACGTACCTGTGCCACGGCCTCTGCTACGGGGCCAGAACTCCCGTTGCCGCCGTGGTAGTTCAAGTCAACCATAACCTTCATGGCGTCTGCAGAGGCGCTTAATCCTTGCCCACGCAGCTGCTTGTTCACATTCGGGATGTACTGCTGCTCCAGAGAGGATTTCAGAATGCTGATACCGTCGTCGATAGTAACCTTCTTCGGAACAGGCATACCGGAGTTGTTGTGCAGACCAAAGCCTACGCTACCGTTACCCTTACCTTCCCGGAACCCCTCAAACTGCATGGTGTTGGCGAGAATCTCACTGAATAAAGAAGGCTCTACACCAGCCCCATTACGACCATTGACCTGGACACTTACAGCTCTGCCGTTGTCGTGGTCGTAGAAAGTAGCTGGACGGATACCTACTTGCTCGCTACCAATCTTCATCTCACCAGCTAGTGCCTTGTTGTAAGCATCCTGCGCAGTAGATTGAACATCCTGTAGATTCACAGACATAGTCTGAAAGGTACCCTTCTTGTCGAATACGGTGACAGTCATATTCTGTGCTGAGTTGCCTGCTGTAGCAGCCTGCACTACTACGCGCTCAAGGTTGCTTGGGTCGATTAAGGCGTTGACCTGGTTCTGAATCTGCTGCTGCAGAGACGACTTGAACTGCTCCTGGTCTCCTCGATAATCCCCCATTAGGGATTGAATAGAAGTCCCAGCTGGCAGGTACACGTGCCGAGGAGCCCCAGAGATATCTAACTCCAGCTTACGGGCTTGGATGTTACCTTTGAGCATCGTGTTGATATCATCAGGATCCTTACCAACTAACGCCTCTGGGTTGTGATTGTGTACGTACCGATACTCTTCCTCCATAGCGGCGCGCGCTTCCTGGCGCTGTGCGTCAGCTGTGCCGAAGAAGCTGAACCAATTAGCAGTGTGACTCGGATCCACCATTTTGTCTGTGGGGTTGCTACTGATGTTGCTGTAGCGCCCGCTAGCCTTGTTACGGGCCTGGCGACGCAGGTCGTCCAGAATGGTGTTGCTAGCGTTATTGGGGTTCTGTGCAATGGCCTTCTGAACCACCCCCTGCCACTCAGATGGGACCTCAGATAGCAGGGCCATCTTACCTAAGTCAGTACTGGTACTATATGCCTGGGCCCACAGGTTAATGCTATTGACATTCTCCTTGGACACCTGCCCATCCGCACCTAACTGGTCCAGTGTAGTGAGGGTGCGCGCCATATCCGAGGACATGCGCTTGTGTGCTTCATTGATGGCCCACGCATCTTTACTATTGCTACCATAAGCCAGTAGCTGCAAGTTCCCCTCTGGAGTGTCTGGGAAGTTCTTCAGTATCTGCGTACGCGCCTTATCCAGATCTCCCTGGAACATACCTGCCAGTGTTGAGCTTGGGATATTACCAGTAATAGCTGTGCGTAATGCTTGTGTATCAGCAGCCTTCTCTCTAATAGTCTGAGCTTTATTCCAGAACTCCATACTAGTGCCAGGGCTCAGCACATCCGTAGCAGATAGCTCAATCACGCGGTTGCGGATATACTGCATTGTCTGCTCTTGCTCTTCCGGGGATTGCCCCTCAAGAGACTGGATTGCATCAGAGATTTCAAAGCGCGCCTGAGTCTCAATCTGAGTACCAGCACGTTTAAATTCCTGATACAAGGCAGCGTTGACGTCTACAGCATTGACGCCCAGCTCTTTTGTTGCCATCTCCTGCAACTGGTTGATGATTAAAGGGTCCTGGGTCTGTTGTGCTACACTAACCAGGTACTGTTTGGCCCGGTCTAGCTTCTTGGATTTATCCAGGTGCTCAGCCGCTAGAATACTATCCAGTCCTGTCTTAATTGACATCTGTGCTGCTGCACCCTGCCCAGCATTCAGGCGCTGATAGAACTCATCAACAGAGGAGCTAAGCCCACGGTCCAGCGCACGATCTGCTTGTACTACTGCAAACTCTGCGCGACCTTTCTGGAAGGCCGTGTAGTTAGCTAAGCTGGTTGCACGGAGCTGTTGCAGTACCGCCGTAGCGGACTGTTTGGACATATCCGGAAGATACATACCGAGCTTGTCAGACATAGCCTGGACATGCTCTTGCTCCTGCTGGTGGAATTCCTCATCAGTTAGCCCTGCCTCAGCTGCTTTCTTAGCGCGGGCAATACTATCCGTACGCCACTTAGCTAGAGAATCGTAGGCCGCAGCAGATACATAACCATCCTGGTAGGCTTCTCGTACAAATAGATTCTGCTTCTGTACTGCCTCATCTTTAGAGGCCATTGCATCTACTGCACCCTGGGCATCCATAGCACCCCGCACAGTGGCTGCTGCTGCATTTTCTTTTACTGCTGCATCAAACCCTATACCGAAGTCCTGGACGAAGCCAGAGAGTGCTGCAAGGCGGTTTGCTTTGGACGTGTCTACTACTACATCCCCGACTGTAGAGGGCAAGTTAACCTCGTTGGCCTGCAATTGCACGCCGCCGATATTTAGACCCTGTCGGTTGGGTTGAATTACAGGCATTTACTTCCCCTTAGTTTACCAGGTGTGTACTTTGCTATTACCCTTGCTGCCCCATAGGTCATACAAGAACGAATTATCTGCCGCAGGCTCCGGGGCGGTGTCGGTACTATCGGGAGTGCTCTTGGATAGTTCATTCCCTATGTATTGCCCGAGCAACTGCCCACCAAAGCCCAGGGCGGCATTAAACATCTTATCGTATCCGCTCTCCAGGTCCATATTGGCTAATCCGCTATCCACGGCCTTATCCACCATCATTCGGTAGCCCTCTTCCTGAGTGGCCTGCTGGGACCTGATTCCAGATACCTGACGATCTGCTACTGTATTCACGGTTGCTACGGCATCCTTAACAGACGCCCCCATAGTACCGGACGCAGCGGCTTGCAGGCCTACCTGACTCTGTGCTTGCAGCTTCTGCTGTTGAACGTTGAACAGGGCAACCTCAGTCCGATCCCTGGACTGGGCACGTTGCAGCGCAATGTCATTTAACTGCTTCGCTGTCTGCTGAATTACTGCTTTGTTACGTGCTTTGGCAACCTCAACCTGTGCGCCAGCACCCAGCACAGTTTTGGCAGCCATAGCGGCGACCATCCACCACATATTAAATCCTCCGTCTGCGTTGGTTGTAGCGCAGGATATAAGAGATATCCAGCACATTCAGCTCCTGAGAGCCTTTTGTATACAAAGTGATTTCGGTAGTGTCCGCGTTAGTACGGCACGGTACTGTGATGGTAGCCAAGTCCATACGCAAGGTCTGCCCCAGCGTCAGCTCCTTGGAGTTCATCAAGATACCTGTGAGTTCTCCACTCCAATCAACATCCCGGGGAGTATCCGTCACGTGCACATCAAAGTGTCCAGAGTTACGTACAGCTACATCCAGACGCAACAAACGCACATGCCCACTACCAACTAGCTTATCATTCTGATCCCGAAGTACTGGGGTAGTCAGAGTGAATGCGCTATTGTACCTGCGACCCAGGATATACTGCCCATCAGGAACACCCCGCACTACACTGAGCTGGTTTGTACCGGCAATATCCTTGAGACCCACCTCAGTAGGCCCCATGGGGCTATTGGCTGGATACGTAAGGATTAAGTCCTCTTTGTATGTATCTGCCCAACCAACTGGACGCAGCACTGCGGGCACATCTAGCACTCCTCCGCTTACGGTAACTTGCGTCTGCAAGTCCGAGTATGCATCCGTATACTCACTGCCGAGGTTGTACCCCTCGCGGGGGTCCATAGCTAAAATTAGAAGTTTATTACCGGGACTAGGCCCTTGCAGGTACAGGAACACTTCATCTTCAAGTGCCTGCACGCTCAGAATATTATACGGGAACGTCCATTGGTGCCAGGCTGCTTGCACCTTACCACCATCCTGTCCACCCCACATGAACTCATATACCAGCAGACTCTTGCGCTGTCCGGACATACGCACAAACGCCATATTAGTGACACTGGAGTTTTGCATCTGCAGCACCCTCCCAGGGATATACCGAGGGAGGTGCACAGTCGCATCCTGCGTAGTATATTGTGAGGCAGTATACGGGGATGGGATAAGCTCCAGAATACCCGCGTAGCTGTTGTTGCGCTTGTTTGGGTAAATCACAGTCTGCCCAGCCATTACTGGCGTTACTCGGCTGTCACATTCGTAGGTGCTAGTGATGCTAATACTGGCGTTAGTTGGAGTAAGCACTACTGACCCAGGCACTACAGCCTGCATGCTATTTGCAAACAGAACCAAGTCTCGGTTGAATTGTACAGCTGTACGGTACACGGAATCCTGAGCGGATGCCGAGCTAATGCTGATACGGTCTGTATCCAGCAGAGAAGTTACTGTAGAGCGATAGAATCGCTGATACAGCCCAGAGGCTGACATATCCACTACACTACCACTAAGCAGCACCAGACGGCCCTGGAATGCTGCTATACCTGTAATGTAGCCATTCTCAATAAACCCGGGATCTTGGTTGTTGTCATCGTTCCCAGCGAGACGCCCCTCCCATTCACGGGCAATGATGTGATCATCAGCTGCCAGTTCCCGGGGCATATTAGTGATTTTAGTGATACTGCCATAGGCTCCAACTTCAGACCAGGTGCGGGTATCGTGGCTGTACTGGTACCACGCCGTCTCGGCTGAAGCTGTACCTACTTGGCACATAGTACCGTGAGCCTCTGCCGGCAACTGCGCAGGCAGATCCTGTTCTTGATGGACCCTACTCTGCCCAGATGCCATAGCGTACGTATCCCCAGCAGACGTACTGACTACAAGATTAGGTAGCCCGGATATATACATATACCCCTCGAAACGGCTTATACTACCACCAGCCGCCCTAATAGCTGTACCTATACCACTGCCATTAGGGTCCCCGTCGATTAAGGCTCTAACTACATAGGGTGCGGAAACCCACTCTGCAGATTCGTCGTGACTTGCATCAGGGGCGTTGTAATAGCCTGACACTGAACCACCTGTCCAGGATACAGTAACCTCCCAGCGCTTCTGGAAGGCCACTGTCTTGATGTAGAAGAATCCCGTGGTGCTCGGGTCGATTCGACCAGTGTTGTCCACGGTCGTATTTGGGGCCATCTCCGTATTCAGGATGTAAGTCAACCCGGCAATACTAGCAGTCTGGATAGAGGTTTGCCCTGCCGTTGTTACGAAGTATGGGTCGTTCCCGCTATTTACAATGGATTTGCCATTCTTGGACAGAAGCCACCAATTACCGTTACTGGTGTTAATCAGCAAGTGCCTGCCATCAGTGCCGCGTTCAATATACTCTGTATACAGTGAGTCGAGGTTAGGATTATCAATATTACTCTCCCACACAATCTCTGCTGGTGGACGTCTACGTATCCCGGACACCGGGTCACTGAGCATATTCAGTTGCGCCCCAAGTTGCCCAGGCTGGCGCTCTCTTGGAATCTGCTGGGACACACCCTGTAGCAAACTCTGAATGGTGCCTTCTAATGAACTAGCTATGATACACCTCCAAGCACGCTCTTAAATATGCTGCACGAGCATCCAGCATGCACTTAAAAGAACCAATGTCAACCTGACTTGAGCGTCCTGGCTTACGGATGCGTACTCGCCACACATTACGCCGCGCGTACCAGCTGAAACCCACAGCCGATACACATAGCTGCCCCTTTCTAACGTTAGCCTGCGGGGTTATTGCTTGCAGATTATCTGGGTGGGGGTTATATTTATTACCGTCTATGTGGTCAATAACCAAACCTTCCGGTATAGGGCACTTGTGCTTTAGCATCCACACAGCTTGGTGTACCAGCACTCTGCGTTTACCTATAGATACCGACGGGTATTTACCCGTCATACTTCCCGCAGGCTTACCAGCAACTGCCTGACAGTTACCCTGGCGCTTACTAGTGTACGCCCAACGTAACATAGTGGGGCTGGAGGTATCGAGCACCAGCGCGGCGCTTACCATCTCAAACTTACCCATAACCTCTCCTTAAATCATGAAGCGTGCACGACGAATACGACGTGCGAATCTGGTCTTACTGGTACTGTACTTCTGGTTACGCAGATGCTCTCGCAACACCAAGGACTTGTACCGCTCTGCCTCTGAGGCGTAGTTGGCGTAATTACCGTCACTGCCAAGGTCATTCAGGTACACCTGCGCAGCAGTGTAGTTTGCAATCCACATGGCGGCGTGCTCTGGGAGATCTTCAAAGTTGAGGTCCAACACCACCTTAATCTTAACAGGGGAATCGAAGTATTCGTCCTGCTCGACCAGGTTGTAAAGGTTTCCATCACGTACACCATACTTATTGTCGGAGCACGCATCATACACTGCTAGCTGGTTCCATGGAATTTTAATAAAACCGTCAGTCGTAGGAGTAACCTCTCGCTCAACTACATTGAACCAGTAACCAGTACTGAGCAACCCTCTGCGATTACGCGCGAGCGCAGAACGTGCTAACCCCGCACTAGGGTTTGAAGTGTTGATATCCATAACGCGAGACTCCCCTAGGGCTTCCAGCGTCAAATTAATGGCGTCTAATTCTCTCATATTTGTTCCTCTATTAAAGACCCCTAGGGCCCTTAAGACAGGGACAAAAAAAAAGCCCCCGGCACCCGAAGGCACCAGGGGCGCATATTACTCTTTAGTTTCTGTACCAGCTGCTGCGTCGGCTACTGCATCAACAGCTTTGCGGGTACGCTTAGTAGCTTTACGGCCAGATTCTACCGAACCTACTTGAATGTGCTTCGCTACCTCAGAGGCGGATTTTACCGCCTCACGTTGAGCAGCGTTGGCTTGGAGAGTCTCCAGACCGAACACGGCGATTACTGCCATTTAACCTCCAATTAGGACTTGGTGGTGAAGGTGAACTTAGTCACTGCCGCTGTATCTGGACGACGCAGACCGATGTTGTACATCGCGTAACAGTCCAGAACGTTGTTGAACTCACGCTGGTCATCCCAGATGCGAGAAGTGAACGGCTTAGCCTCTACCGTCACCAGGGTCTTGGACTTGCTGAAAGTTACCATGCGGCACTTCGCATCATCCTCGGTAACGGTGTAAGCCGAACCCAGCGGGTGCGTACCAGCTTCGGTCGGGAACTCAGTGCACTCTACTACCGGCACACCGTTCATCTTCACAACTCGGCGGTTCTTGTAACCGTCGTCGTTGGTTGCACCGAACTCAATATTTAACAGCTTCGGATGCTCCAACAGTCGGGAGTAGGTATCTACGTCCACCAGAGTAATCATATCCATCAGCGGGGTCTTACGCTTGATGAGCTCATCAATACCAACCTTGTGAGCCAGGTTGATGTTCATGGCGTTAGCTTCCATCTCAGCCTGGGTCAGCTGCTTATCTGGAGTACTACCTGCTACGAGGATAGAGGCACCTACTTCGATACCGTCGTTGAATGCAGGCTTCAGGTGCGCTGGTGCAACCCAGGAACGGCCCTTGATGAGCTGAATCAGGTGCGCCTGGTCGAAGGTCTCCGCGAATTCGGAACCGTTGTTCTGACCCATCTCAGAGAGGAAGTCCGGACCAGTCCAGTCGTCCTGGTAGTCGATTGGGTTACGGATGTACAGTACCGTATCTACTACGATAATCATCTTATCGTTACGGACCGGAGTGCTATCCAGCGCTTCACCAGAACGACGACCCTTCACCGCAGAGGTATTCAGGCGGTCGATGCGGTAGGTGTTAGAGCCGCTGATAGAGCGCTGGCTAGAGAGGCCTAGGAACAGCGCCTGGTACTGGAAGCGGGTGTCCACTTCGTTCTGGTACACTTCCAGGTGAATATCGACGTCGGACGCCGCGCCGCCCCAATGTGGACGAGTGTCACCAGCTTTATAAATAGTATCTGCCATGTATTACTTTCCTTTTAAATGATATTAAAGACCTACGCGTTTACCGGCTTCACGGCGTGCGAGTAAATCGTGATAACGTTGACTGAACTGCTGGGATTCCAAGCTTCGGTTCCCTGCCTCCTGACGCAGTTTAGCATACTCTACTTTGAAGTCCGCAGCGGACAAGGCATTGTTGCCAGGGACACCACGTACCAATGGATTTGAGGTCTTGATAAGACCCATATCACGACAGTAACCTGCCACCAACTCCGCTGCCTGTTTAAGCTCACCAGAGTCAGCTAGGACTCGTGCAGCCTTACGCAGAGGCTCTGGGGCCTTGGAATTAAACAGCTGCGCTGCTACCTCCCAATTCTCCTTCCCGCCTACGAGGTCATACGCTTCCTGTACAGCCTTAGTGGCTTGTCCCACCTGGTCTTCAAGATACGCCTTAGCCAGCAGCTCTGCATACGCAGCGTGCTCACCGAAGCGCTCCTTGATGAAGGCCGTATCGATTAGGTTAGGGTCCTGATACTCCAGGGCCTTACTAAGTGCCCGCACCATGTCCGAGTCAGTTAACCCAGAGACTTGCTTCAACATTGCTACACCGGCATCAATCGTCGGGTTGCCTGTTTGAGCCAGCTCCTGAGGCTGCTCTTTGGCGCTTTCGCCACCCTTGTCATTAAGGGCCGCTTTTAGGGCTTCGATATCCAGAGGAATCTGTGCTGGAGCTACTGCCGGAACTACTGCAGGTGCAGGGGAATCTTTGCCCTGTTGCTGCTGCATAGAGATCTGCGCATCCTGCACACCCTGATTATTTGGGGCGTTAAGAGGAGCGCCCAGGCCCGGAATCTTAGGGCCACCTTGGTTCTCTACCTGGGTAGTTGTTACGCTAGTTTGAGTGGTTTCTACGCCGTCCATTTATACCTCTGTTGTTAGCCCGGTAACAGGCCTAGTTGTTGTCCTGCTACGGTAGGATCCGCTGCCTGGAGATCTTGTACCTGCGACTGTGCTTGTGCTGCTGATGCCGCCGCTGCATTATCTTGAACTTGCTGCTTCTCTTGCAGTTGCTCTTCTGTGAGCATGAACGGTCCACTTACAATACCGTATGCATCCAAGTACCAATCTACGCATGCATCCTCATTAAAGCGAGGAGTAAGCTGTTTGAGCACAGGAATAGCCAGCTGCATAGCCTGGGTAGCTTCTAGCAGTTTATCTGCTGCTGCGGCTTTAGCTAGTGCTGCAGTACCTACCATCACGTTGATATCCACTACACCCTCGGTGAGGTACACCTTGAACTTAGGATATGCCACGATAGTATACAGGTACGCGAGCTTACGCAGCCAGGAGTCACTGAGGATGCTGAATCCACCACCCATAGCGTACTCTGCCTCTTTAGCATTCTGACGAATCTCATAAGCCGTTACACGCTCACCCTGTCGAGCATTGCCGGTGTACATAAATGCACGAGCCAGTTTCTGCTCAAGCATCTGGATGTCGCTAGCAATCCACTGAATCTTCTGAGCTGCACCACCTTCATAAGCTGTGACAGGAGACTTGGTGTTACCATTACTACCGCCACCACCAACCTGTACTGCCTCACCGGTCTCGGCTTGAGAGAACTCGTCCACATCCAGTCCAGAACTAGCATCAACCATAGGGATAAGGCGGGAAGCCTCAATCTCGTAGTTGGTCAACGCTTCAGTCAGCACAGACAGGCGCGCAAAGTCACCCGCATAGTCTTCCACCAGACCGCGTCCGTAGTGCTCGCCGTTAACCAGGTTCCACACCAATACGTTATACGGAAGTTCCAGCTCAGGGTAGGTGCTGCTCTCGCCTAGGCGACGGCCATCAACTTCTTGATACACCTCATAGCTTACTGCTTCTTCTCCATTTGGAAGGTGCTTAATCTTACGACAAGCGGCAGTGTAGATATCAATGTCGCTGTATGGGTCTCGACCATTGTAATGTGCTTTTTGAATTTCTTCTGGGAGGTCCTGGATACTGGCACGCTCTTTGATAATGAGTCGTAGCACGTTCCCGCTACCATCCCTTCGAACGGTAAAGTTACGGACCGAGTAGATAATGGATTTCCCGGTTCTTTCATCGATATACTCCAATGCGTTCCCGGTGATAAGCAGCAACTTCACAGCTTGAAGCTTAGCAGCATACCCATCCTTCTCAAACACCTTCTGAGAGGCGGTGTTCTCTACCCCGGATAAACGGGATTCCGCAGTGCTAGAACTTCCCAGACTACTAATAAAGTTGTCAAGGGCTGCACTCTTAGAGAACCGAAAGAAGCTAGTACCTTGCGGGAATAACGCACCTACAATTTTAGTCGCTGCTGTATTGACCAGCTGAGCACCTGTACTCTGATAGTCTCGACTAAGCTGCATACGCCGCCCATCAGTATAGAGCTCTCGGGTAAAGATTGTAGGTAGCGTCCACTCAGCAAACTTCTCTGACGCATCCAGTACGCCAGCATCCTGGTCCCCCAGGAACAGTTCCGCTAATGTCTTTTTATAGTCCAAGCTTCCTCCTTACAGGCCCAGGGGGTTGCTCTGACCTGCCCGTCGCCGTTTCTTCTGCTCAGACGTAATTGCATCTGCAGATGCAGAGGCCGCGCCGGAGGGGTTTACCTCAGCAATATTGTCAGCTGCACTGTTCGCCTCTAAGGCTGCCTGCTGTTTTGCTGCCTCAGCCTGCTGCTCAGCCATGCGCTGCTGTTGTTCTAATCCTTCGTTATCAGTAAGGCCAAGCATATCCGTGGCCTTACCTAACAGTTTACCTAATCCACCGCTCATGCTGACCTCACTAAATGGTAAGTTGTTTTGTAAGTATTATCCGATGTATTGCGACTAATGGCGATGCGCCCAGCTCGCATACACTTAGCGATTGCTTGCAGACCCTTCATAACTACAAGCATTGCCTCACTGTTTCCTGGTTTCAATACGAAGAAGTCTGTGTACAACACAGGCTCTACGTAATGGCAGTCCTCTACAGCTTCTGGGTAGTAACTGACAGCACCTACTAAGTCGCCCCGGGAGTCATAGACTCCTAGTATATACTGTTTACCCAGTATACTTTTTAGTACTCTCCAATAGTGTTGCTCTGTGGTAAGGCCCCGACTAATGCCGTGACCAAGTTCGTGCAGAGCCCTCACTGCTTCTCTAATATCATCGTGCTTATGCAGAACTTTTAGTGAGTGAGTATTGGGTGTTTTACTAGTGTGTTTTAACTTCATTCCTACTCCTGTAACATTAAATTTTATGAGAAGAAGAAGGGTGATTCCAGTACTTGTCGGATGTCCAAAGTACCTATTGCAGGCATCTCTAAATCTGTGAGGTCTGCCCCTGCTTCGGCAGCTGCCCGGGTAATATCCCCCAGAAGATCATGCTCCTCGTACAGCTTCACAAACTGTTCACGGATATGGCGGTGCAGAGCATCAACGTCAGATGCGTGAGTAGCCATCGAATCGTGAATAGGTATAATATCTATACCTTCTGCAGCACAGAGTACCATCATCAAGTGCGTACTATCCAGACTATGTACAAAGTTCGGAGCAATACCGGAGGCAGCCTTGCGCTTATTACAGGTCTTAAAGTCACGGTTGTGCACCAGCACGGCAGACAAGTTCATGCAGTCAATACGTACACGCACCTCCTCTCGTTGAGAGTACCGGTTCATCACCAGCCCACCTAGCGGGGTCTTCCACTGCAGATGCTGACTAGCAGGTACACGCCTAGCGAGGTTCTGCAGATACCCCATAGCTGCTGCTGCTGCCGGGTTAGCTTCCTCGATAGCGCTACGCATCCTAGGGGCAAGGTAGCAGGATAAGTTCCAGAGACTGTGCGTGTCTGTTCCTTCATACCCCTCCTCACAGGCCCCTGCAAAGATGTAGTCGCTGCAGCTGCGCACCGTGGCGCTGTAGAAGTAGGTCATGCTAGGACGCTTGGTCATGCTTCGAGTGATTTCGTTCTCTCTCCAGTACGTGCTCTGGATAACGAAATCCTCTTTGTCCAGGTCCAGTATCACCTTCTCGTCCGTACGGCGCTTCACGTCCATATACAGGTCCGCTTTCTTGTCGTTACCCTCCCAGTACAGGTTAGTCAGGCGCCCGCCTACAGGGTCTCTCAGGAGCGCTGAGAGGTGCTGACCACCTGAGTTTGTAGCATCCATAGCAACTGGGATTCGGCTAATATACTCTTCTGGGCATCCAGAACGTACAGCATTAACCAAGTCGATAGCGGCTGCCAGGAAGCACCAAGGGCTGTCGGCGGAGGTAAAAGCAGGGCAATCAAAAGGAGAATCCGCGAGCTGCTCAATCTCTGCAAAGTTTGCATCAACCCAAGCTGCACGGTCTTCGAATAGGGTTTTGTCATAACCAAAGCAGGTAGCGACGTGCACTTTAAGCCAGAATAACCCTCTCTCTCCCAGAGGTTTACCTCGTCCAAATTCAAGAAGTGCCTTCTGCAAATCAGAACCTTGGGGGTGCAGTGAGGACTTGAAGTACAACCGGTACCGCCAATCCACACAGGTTGGGAAGTACAGGGCTTTCTCATCTTTGAATTCCTCTGCCATCTCTAGCGTGGTCAATAGACTACGTAGTTGCGACACACGTTTACGGTCGGCGCTGTACCATAAGGACATACGCGTCTTCCACTCTCCGAAGCGGTCGAGTTCCTCCTCGGTGTAATTCTCTTTTGGTACACCATCTAAGTACCACTCAGGTTTCGGCTCTGGCACTGAGCGCGGCATACCTACACCAATACCTAAGGCCCGTGCTTCTTGTACCAGTTCCAGTATTCGCTTATTAATGCGATAAGGAGTTTCCTGCGCCTTATTAAGTGCCTTCTTGATACCGTCCGCAGACTTAAATGCTTCCGCTACTTCACGCAGTCTGGCGCGGTCAATATGTGAGTTGTGGTACGTCCCACGGTTATCGATTGGGGTGAGGTATCCACCATCCCACAGTGTAGTATGTTGCACCGGCGGTACCAGCATCGGGGGCTTCATAGTTACAGTGTCAGCAGATTCCACTAACTGCTGAAATGCTTCCATAACATTATCTGCAGGATAGAGCATACTCAAGTTCCCGCTACCAGTCTTCCACTGGAACAGCCCTGTCTCAAACACTGCGGAACACAGCAGACGTCCCACAGAAATATTCTGAGCGTTGGTCCAAGGCTCATGCCCATAGTGCACGTTCTCAGCACTGGCGCGGAGCGTACGCAGAATGTGTGTAGGCGACTTAGTACGGCGCTCAGTGAGGTACTCATACACCCGGTCCATATACGCCGGAGCAACATTACGTAGTTGTAGGGCCAGCAGCTCTGACTGTACATTCCTACCTAGAGCGGACATCACTGCCTGAGCTGTCTGGCGGCGACTGGCGGACTCACCAGGGGCTACACTGAACGCCTCAAACATTGTGCACAGGCTCAGAGTAGTTAGGACATCCAAGGGGACTAAGCGCAGGAATCGGCGGTACTTTCCACCAATACCTGGGGCTTTAACGTTACGCATTTCCTCAATGGCTGCAGAGGCTACATCATACGCAGAGGTGAGCATACGCTGAGTCATTGGCAGGTTCATAATCCCGCCGTTTTGTAGAGCATCGGTAATCAATTTGCGAGCACGTTCAATGCCGCGAATCTTGTAGGTCTCTTCAAGCTCCAACTGGCGTTCCACCAGTGCTTCCTCTGGTACTACAACCGTATTCAGGGCGCTAATCATAGGCGCTTAATCTCCTTGGTTATGTCTGGTATTTCTAACTACTGGTTTCGACTTACCCAGAGATTGTACATCTCCAGGTAATCATTAGCGGAGCTTTCGTCACCCCGCTCCATTGCTGCTTGCCACATCTGGTGACACCACTCACTCGGCATCAGTACAGAGTCCTTTGTGCTTCCCATACAGCCCCAGATACTTATCTGACTTGGCGATATCCTGCTCCAGTTTATCCTTGTTACCGGCGCGTAGACGGTATTTTAATCTGTTTCCCAAACAATAACCGTAGAACTGCTCCTGAGTCATGCTACGAGCGATAACTTCGATAGCCTCTAGGTCCGGGAAGAACTGATAGTGCTTCGGGGAGTTCACTGCGTCAGTGGTTACAGGTGCAGTAGGTTCCTGTGTAGTTGCTGGTTTAAGTCTTTGCATCCTAACAGCTAAAGAGTCTCTGTGAGGGTATCTGATATCCCCAGCGCAAGCCTCACAATAACCTGCGCATTTACCTAGAATAACGTCCGTCATTTAATAGTCTCCCGTGCTTTGCGTCGTGCCCTGGCCTTGCGGGCCTTGAGCTTCTGTGCCTGTGCCAGTTCTTCCGGCGTCTTATGCGTATAGTATAGCATATCCGTTGGCTCTCGGTCTAGGTAGTCGGCAACCCTACGCAGAGATTCAGCAATAGCCCCAGGAGATTGCATGCTACCAACAATCCAGCGCCCAGCGGCAGATGCCACCTTGCCTTCCCCTCCATTGCACGAGCGATGAAGAGCACCCCGAATACGCCCAGTAATATGACAGTGGTCAACGACAACAGAATCACCCGTTACCCCCTTGATTGTAAAGTCCAAAGGTTTGCCACAAAGGAGGCATACGCCTCCCTGGTCTTTGGCGAGCTTAATAGCCACAGAGCGAATCTGCGCCCGTGTAATCTTACGTAGGCTCATGCAATACAATCCTCCCCCGCCAAGATTCTGCGGTAGGTACGCTGCACCCTGCGCAGTTGCTTCTTAGTAGGGCGCGCCCAGAAGAACCAGTAGTAGGTTTCGCTAGGGCTACTAACGGCCCACATGTACGGAAAGGGGCAGGGGCCGCAAGTTACACACTCTCTGTTCTTTTGGCGTGGTGCTTCAATGTTCAATTTCATAGTTCAATCTCTCCAACTAAATCCAGCAGAGCATTGTCGTGAATGAGAGAATCCAAATGCTCAACTGTTCTTCGATGTGTTTTGGGTGCTCGTTCACGCAGCGCGTCCAAAATAATTTCAAGTTCATCATGCTTCCCCTCGTAGTATAACTCAATCGCCCGCAGGCTCATTTCCTTCGCAGTCATCTTCGCCATTGTCTGGGTGCTCCTGTATCCACTGTATGTGCTGTTTATGGTACTCGTGCAGCGAGTGCACCCAGTCACGCAGACTGGGAGTAGTCAACAGTGACATCAGATACAGGTACGCTGAATCTGACTGGGAGCGCCTCAGCCACAGGCATTCAGCCTCTGCGAGTACGTCTTGGTTGTTTCGAGCATAAGCCGCTACAACGAATTCTGCGGCGTCCTGCTCTGAGGTAATAGGGTAGATAGCATCAAAGGCCGTTCGCTTCCCACAGAGCTTCCCATCAAGCAATGTGATGCCTTTGACGTTATCTGCGTCATCCCCTGCTAGCATCTGCCACCAGAAGAACTTAGTGCCATGCGCCCGTACTGGCATAGCTTGGGTATCATCCCACTTAATCCAGCCGAAGGGGTTATCCAAGGCAGGCCACACGGTTCCGGTCGGGATATCGAACCGGGCCATAGGGCTGAGCCAGGAGTCCTTGTCCTGTGACATCAGTATACCGCGCTCACCGAAAGCGTATGAGTCCATTATGAATAGATCATCCGCCTCGAAGAAGTCGCTACTAACTACTTGGATACCTTGCTCAGAATACTGGTCCGGATTATCAATCAGGTGCCGCTTCAAAGGTGCCTTCAGTGGTAGCTCCTGCCGATTAGCTCGCTGCCCCTGGTACGGCTTAGCTGTGGGTAGGTGCCAACGCAGACACTTAGCACAACCAGCAGGAGTAAGGTACGCCACTGCTTCCGAGCAGCCCACCAAGAACATGTCCTCAAGCACTAGCTGATAGAAGCGACGTATCGCCGTATCTAAACGTTTCACTGTAGCGGCGGCTTTGTACACGCAAAAATCTGCGTCATATAGCAGAATCTTCCCAGAGTTCTGCGGGGCTAGCTGCTCCCCGAGCTGGGACAAGTCAACCCCGTTGATAATCATTAGCGCCCCGTGATGTCTCGAGCCTTCTTGTCGGCCCAGTTAACCCAACGTTCAGCCCACTTCGCCTTGGTGAGCTTGTCGCACAGATAGCAGAGTCCCGCCAAGGGGATTAGTGGGAGAATCAAAACTACGTAAATTGCACGATGTAAGTATAGCATCAGCACGACTCCAACTCAGACAGTACCAACACGGTACCAAGCATATCCCCGATTACTTCTGGCGTACGCAGACTCTGGTCCACGTCGTAGATACAGGAACCAATCTCCGCCAACCCGATACTGAGAGTACCTACGATGCGGATAACTGCCAGATCGTCCCCCTTCAACTTATCGGCATGTGCCGCCAGGTCGTTGTGTTCCTTGAAGGCGGTAGCGGCCAGCTCCAGATCCATGCCGTATAGGGCAGCCAGTTTATCCAGCGCATCATAGAGTGTGCCCAACTCATCATCATCTACAACATAATCATGCGCCGAGTCATATACCACTGAAGCTACAGCTTTAGCCAGATTCTTGTATGCATCTAATACTTTATCCATCAATCATACCCCCAGAAAGTTTACTACTTCATCACGCTTAGCGCGCAGTTTATCAGCCTGTTCAGCGCACTTAGCTGCTTCAGCTTTGCTGTGTTTGGAGTCTTCTACTCGTGCCTCGGATTGTGCCGCCAGGCGCACTGCATCATCTGCAAACTTAATCGACAACTGTTCATTCATTTGTGCCTTAGCGTCAGCACGTTTAGCTTCTGCTGTATAAGCTGCACTTAGGAGTTTGGTGAGAATCTTGATGATATTCATAGGCTTCCTCTAAGGCCCCAGGCGGGGCCGTATTAGTTAGTAATAGGGTTGCTTAGGCTTGCGGTGCAGCAGGCGCTACAGGAGCCGCTGGAGCCACTGGTGCTGCTGGGGCTCCTGGAGCACTCGGTGCCGCTGGTGCAGTGGGCGCAGCCGGGGTGGCTGGGGCTGCGGGGGCTGCAGGAGCAGCCGGGGCCTGCATAGACTGAGGACTCGGAACCGAACCAGCATTCAGCATAATATCCAACGCACTGCCTGGGAAGTCAACAGCCTTGTACATGTCTTCCTGAATCCAGTTTTTACTCTTACCATCATCCTTGGTCCCTTCGATATACAAGCTATCCCAGGTTTCTTTGGTCGGATTGTTCCACAAGAACAGCTTAATCTCGGAAGCATCCAGCTCAGGCATTTTAATTGGCTCGCCGGTATTTGGGTCGAACTTAGGAATCGGACGGATTGCTGCGAGGTCTACGATGTTGGACTTCTTACCCGCTGCGCTGGTGTGCTCGTCCACCGGGAACACAAACGCCTGTCCCAGTCGCTGCGCAGCGTGCTTAATGCTACCATCATAGTTGAGCTTGTCGAAGAACTTCTTGAAGCCCGCACGCTCAAAGTTGCTGATAGTCATCGGATACGGACGGATACGCTTCACCTCACCGTTCGGGCCGTACACCACAATCCCGATGCGAACGTTCGCCGCGGCAGGCTTACCGGTAGGCTTACCACCTTTAGTCGGCAGGCGCTTGCCAATTTCCACGTACTCGGTGAAGTAGCCATAGTACTCACCCTTAGGCAGCAACACGTCCTCATATGCACCGCCCTGGGCAGTCTCAGTCATATCAACTTCTTGGGTTTCAATCGCAGCAGCAACCAGGGAGTTCAGAGTGTCCAGTGCATTCATAGTCATATAATTATATCCTCGTTTAGTTTAAATGATATTTACGTGCAGATGCAGGGCTTAGCTGGCTAGGGCCTTAAGACCCAATAGAATGAGCACTACTAACAGGCAGATCACTAAAGGCCCCCAGAACGGGAGCAGCACCCACAACCAAGACCAGGCGACAACGCCGGTCAGTTTCAGAGTTACAAAGATAAGACCCAGTACAGAACAGATTCCCATTTTCATCATCACCTCTATATTATTTAGAACGACCAACCCAACGACCATTGTCGTCAAGTAACATCGGAATTAACTGGGGACAACCCTCTGTGATTACCAGTACACCCAGGATTGGTTTCTTACGGGTGAGTCTGCCGTAAGCAAAGGCCATGCTCTTGCGGTCAATCAGGCACCCTGCATATGCGCCAAAATACAGTGCCGTAGAAGAAGCCGCATATTGTACTTCGAAGCGCCCATGTTCATGCCCCAAAACGAGCGACGTTCTCTCGTGGCTCGCGTTAAGCATGAAGTCGCCGCTAACCTGATGTTGAAACCGAACGGGCCCGAGAGGTGTACTAAGCACCCAAGCATCGGCCCACGACCAACCTGGAGCACTATGCTCGGGGAATAGAATGTCCCGGTATCGCTTAATAAATTGAACTGGTAAGCCGTGAGCCTTGGCGCGGCGATATACAAGACTCCCGTGATTGGAATCGCAAACAAGAAGGTTCGGGAATAGTTCATGCAGCTCCTCCAGCACTAGCTTAGCTTTCTCCAGTTCCACCCCGGCACTGTCTAGGTTCGGATCAGAGTCATGAAAACTGATTGCGTGTCCATCGGTCTCGTCACCTACCTGCACTACCATGTCCGGACAGTATTCATCCCGCACACTTTTTAGGAAGTCCATGGCGTCTACGTGCGTATAGGGGGCATGCAGATCACCAACAACCAGAATGCGGTGGCAAGTATCCGGAACCACGGTAGCTCCAATATCATCCGTAGGGCTGGGCTGAATCAGCTTTCGAGCCTCTTGCAGTCCTCGGTTTGCATTCACTTTACTACCATTGTTATCCATGAAGATGCTGCGCCAGTAGCGCACAAGCTGGCGGGACACCACACACTCTGCAGTACCGAGGGTGCTGTAGTATTCAGCAGTCTCCTTGTACTGCGGTATCTCCCCATAAGCCAATAGTACGTTATATGCTTTAGCGGCAGTAGAGTTATCCAAGTATTGGCCCAGGATTGCCTGGTGCTGCTCTTTGGTGAATAGTTTGATTAGACTTACTTTAGCCAAGGGTTGCCTCTCTTATGTTGTTCCTACTCGTATCACATTAATTCTCGGTAAATCACAGAATCAAGCCAGAGTCAACAAATAATTTTAATTAATTATCTGCTTGACCCTAGCTAATTCTCATGCTACCCTAACCCCCTACACCACCCAAGGGTCCACCTATATCATCACTCCACGATAAGTTTGTACTCTCCAGAGAAGAAGGTAATACCATCCCCAGGCTTCTCTGAGTTGTTGTCTGGATTGATTAATTCCACCTCCCAGAGTTCAGGATCATAAGATATCACACGATGCTGAGTGCCCGGTGCAAAGTAATCACGGTGTCTAGGTTCTAATGGTTCCGGCCCAAGTCCTAGTATCTCCACAATACTACCTGGTTTAATAGTCATTCTACTTTCTCCTTACTGTACATGCTTGTACCCATTTCAGCTTCCGCTGGGAACGGGACCTGCCCAATGATACCGTAGTTAGGCCATAGCTGGTGGATACGCTTAGGTGCGTCTTCCATGCACTGCTTAACTAACAGGCTCGCTTCTCTGCCTACCTCTGGATTGGCACTGTCAAGATACAGTGCATCGTGTACGTTCGTAATCAAGCACACCTGATTGTCGAACCAATCACGTGCCAGCATCGCACGCAGAACCATACCGGCTGCGACTGCCATCAAGAAGAACGCCTCACCTTGACACCAGTAGTTAGCCATCTCGGTTTCCTTGTAGTCCATCACCTTCTGCTTGCGCTGGCCAGGGACTACTTCCTTCCACTGCTCCTTCTGACGGAAGCTGTAGCGGGCACCTGCTGGGCTGGTCCAGGTACCAATTCGGTAGATACGATAACTACCATCATCAGCTTGCTCCCGGTAAATGCGTCCAGCTGCCCCGGTACGCTCTACTTCTTCCTTGACAACAGCGCGGAATCCTATGGTTGTTGGGAACAGCTTAGCCTCGTTATCCAGGAACGCCTGTGCATACTCTACGGTACATCCGGTAGCAAAGGCGATACCCTTAGCCGTAGCACCATACTGCGCAGCAAAACTAGGGGGCTTAATGTCCGTACGCTGCTGCTTCCAGTACTTGTAGTCTGGCCCGTCAGCGTTATGGCACAGGTCGTACATCTCTTCGTAGGTTTTGTTCTCCTTAAATGCTAGTCGGTAACAGTGCATGTCCGTGCCGGACTGCAGTAGCCCCAGTAGTTTAAGGTCTCCAGTGTGAACACAAGACATAACCACTTCCAGGGCCGAATAGTCAACCTCAGTGATGCGACCAGATTCTCCGAAACGAGAGGTGAACATCTGTTTAACCCGGCTCGTCCCATCGCGCGGTAGATTCTGGAGGTTCGGGTTAGAACCTGACAGTCGCCCGGTGACGGTGGCACAGGTGTTAAGACGGTGGTGGATAATACCTGAACCATCAGGGTTCTGAGGTATGACGTATTGAAGCATGCCCGAGGTCTTTTTAACTGACCCATCTTCGTTGTACTCCGTTCGTAGATAGTAGGTTCCTGTGTCCTTCTCCAGAGCACCTAGCTCGTTCACCAATCGACAGAACTCGAACCCGTGACGGGCTAGCGCTTCCATAGCATCAGTACTGGTGCTGTAGATTGGTGTCCCATCCTGCAGATTCCGGGCTTGCCTGAACTCTCCACGCTCAGCATACTTCTCTCGGAGTACCTCGGGCAGTTCTTGGATGTTAACCAGGCCCGGGCAGAAGTATAGGTCTTCTTCCCATTTGAGTTTCTCTTCCGCTGTATCTATGCGGAAGATTTTTGGTAAGCCCTTGTTCTTACCGGCCTTGTAAGTAACAAAGTTGTGTGCGCCACTGATATCCGTACTTTCACAAGGTACAAACGTCCCCTCTGTACCCTGCACTAGATAGGCATCCACCTTCACATACTGCGGCGGGTCATAAGGCACCTTCTTGCGGTACTTGATAGGGCCACCGTACACCAGCGCAGACATGTGGAAGTCAGAACCGAAGTTGAAATCTAGTGTCTCTGGCAAGTCCTTCGGTATGTATTGCTGCAGCTCCTGCTTAATCTCCAGGATACGCTGCTCCTGCTCCTCTTGGTTCTTGCGAGCAATAGGCATATTCACGAACAGGCCGAACCATTCGCAGTAGGCCCATGCCAGCAACGCATCCATACGCTCCCATACGTACTGCATTTGGTTGCGCTCTGCAAAGATACCGCACTGGCCGTAGAAGCACAGAGCTGTGTTCGGGATGTCCCCGTTAACCAGGTAGTCATGCAAGAGCATAGGGTCGATTTGGGAGGTTAACACACCTTGCTCCCAGAGAATCTTAACCCCGTCTACTTTGTGCGTACCACCATACTTAGGAGCCGTCTCGTCCAGTGACGGATACATGTTCTGAAAGTCCGAGGCGATGTACTCACCGTGCATTGTACAGAACACCCTGCCGCCGCGCTTGAGGAAGGCTTCGAACTGCTGCCGCTGGTACGTGAGGAACCAACTAATTTCATACGCTGCGTTGTGAGCAACAATGAGCCAGCAGTCCTCTGGGATATTGAACCACTGGCAGCCAGTCGGCGCACTGTTCGCTGAAATAAACTCAAGTCGGCTATTGAATCGCACCGACTGAGTAGTGCCGACAGTTGTTGTTCCATCTGCTTGTGTCGTGTCAATTCGCCACGCTGACTCCACAACGTAGTTATCCGGGCAGTACGGGCTTGCCTTTGAGCCGTAATATTCATTGTTCTCTGTCTCCAAGTCTATGTGCATTATACTGGTTGTCATATTGCTTATACCTCCCTACTGTGTACCTACATAGCGCCCTCTAGGAAGGCGCTAGGGAAGTCACTTGTTAATCTGCCCTTCGTTAAATCGGCATCTACCTGGGTCGAATGCTACCTCGAATTGCAGTAGCGACTCCTTACCGGACAGTGCCATCTTGTTCTTCGGCGTACTGATACCACGAATGTTTTGCATGTGCGGCTGCTCGTTCCTGTCCAGGCACCCCATCATAATCGCCAAATCCAAAGCACCTTGTACACCAATCTTACTCTGTTTCATTGCCGTGAGCGGCGGAAACAGCAGGTTATAACCTTCGAGTGAAAGCTGCATAGTACCAATAACGGCACAGTCGTTCTCACATCCCAGGATACGCAGCTCCTGCCACTTCGCCTCGAGGTTCTGGTGCTCACTCTCCATAGTACCGCCACGGATGTTAGCCACCATGTCTATGATTATTACCGCTGGGCGCATCTCCTCCATGAGTGTAGAGATTTGAGCCATCGTAAGGGAGTGCGCTGCCTTGATACGGATGCGGTCAGCCCTGCCTACTTTCTCCAGATAGGCTGGCACAAACTCTTGCCTACTGTGCCTGTCCTTAATCTCAGCCAGAGTCCAATGCAGCGCCGCTTGATATACCCTCGGCACAGTGCGCGTCGCCGGGCCTTCATTAACCAGCCATAGAATCGGACGGTCTCCATATACTTCCGGTTGTTGCTGCATCTGCTTAGCAAAATCCACAGCAATAGCAGCGAGTAGGCTAGTTTTACCAGAATCAACAGGGGCAGCCACAGCAATACAATCACCGCCGCGAAGCCCACGGATGCTGTTAGAGAGTTGCTCAAATACACCCAGCTTAAGACCGCCACTTTCATCAGTTGCGGCAAGTATCTCGTCAACACTTCCGCTCTCCCATTCCAGTAGCGAATCATGAACAGCAGCACCGTCACCGTACTTGCGCTGGAGGTGCTTCATCTCCAGCAGATAATCAACTTCCTCCCCGTCTTGGTAGCGCTGCGTGAGCGCTGCAACCTCCCCGCTGTACGCCAACTCGTTCAGGGTCTGCACAATCCCCACCACAGAATCCTGTGGCACGGCTTGTACTCCTCGCATAAGCTCGTCCATAATCACCCGCTCTTCACGGGATAGATGCCCAGCCCGGAGGTTGAGCATGCTCTGCATCGCATCCCACTGCACCTCCTGGTGCTCCGGGTACGTGCTCCAGTACAATCCTACCCAGTCCAGTAGGTTCGAGGTGTCCGGCGCAAGCATAGACTTGGGTATCTGCTCTCGCAGTCGGTTCCAGACCTTCTGCGTGCACATCGCACGCACGACTATTAAGTCCAAGTTAATGCCTCCAGTATCTCTCTGATTTCTGCGTCCTTAGGATCCGCAGCGAAGTAGTGTTCTCGGCACTGCATGAACGGGCGCAGTGCTCGGCGCGCTGCCGCTACCCCAGCGTGCCCTGCCGGGTCATTGTCCAGCATTAGAATAACTTCCGGGCGATTCTGAATCAGCCAAGCCCGTAGCGGCGTGGGCAAGCGTGTACCCAGCATAGCTATAGCCTGCACGTTCAACGCACTGTAGCTCGTAACTGCGTGCTGTATCTTCCGGGCTGATAGATAGTCCTCGGTGAGCACGACCTTTAGAGGTGCGGCCGCAGCTACATCCGGTGCTACGGCAGGTGCCGCGGCAGCGAACGCCACCGGCTGGCCGTACATTACCCACTTCGGTTGCTGTCGGGCATGCACTGCACGGCCCAGAGCAGCGCTTCCGACACGGAAGATTATCCGCTGTTTCTCTTTGCTCCATTCTGCATCCTCCACCATTTCAGGCATGATTCCCTTTGTGGTCAGGAATCCGTAAATAAAACTCTGCGTTTCCGCAGGCGCTTGGCTAATGCAAATTGCATCTGCAGGTGCAGAGGGCTGCACCCTCGGCTCTTCCTGTAACTGTATGCGCTGGTACTGCTTGCGCTCTTTACCTACCTGTTTGCAGCGGTGGCAATAGTATTCCCAGGCATCCGGGTTATTATAGAGCACCCCGGCGGCGTCCCTGCCGCAGCACCGAAAGCGTGCCCTCTGCCCCACGGCCAGGCGCTTGCACGCTCTAAGCCAGGGCTGGTCCATTACTTAATCTCGATACTGTAAGCGTATACTATTCCACACAATAAAATGTCTCTTTCGGGTACATCCACCTTCCGCCCATCGTCCAGACGATATATGTAGCCACCCTCTACCTTTATAACCCAAAAGCTGCATGATCCCCAAGTGAACGGAATGCCAACCACAATACTCTTAGGCGGCATTTTGTACGTGATAATTTTATGCATTTGCTTTCCCCTTACGTTTGATATCCATAGCCATGCGACGAAGGTCGTGTGCTAGTTGCAGGGCTGCGTCAGGACTCATATTAATACCAATCTCATGCTCTGCCCTGGTGCTGTTCTTTTTAGGAACTATTCCGATGTAGAGTAGGTTCTCATCAGTCCAACTGCATCTTTCTAGGACTAGCCGCTGGTCGTTGCCGCGGTCGCGCTCGGAGTTCATGTAAGCCACACTAGCTGGAACCGGTGGCAGCTCGTCGTCCGGCTCTTGGTACAGCTCGAAGTTAGGTGCACACCACGGGTAATAGTCACCGTCGATAGTAAAGTTGTCCAACTGCAGCCAGTGGCCGCTTGAGGTCATAGCTGTAACTGTGTAGTAATCAAAATCCCCTTGGTGCTTCTTAAACGACGAGCTGCCGTCGGGTGATTTGCGTACTACTTTATCACCAACTTTAAACTTAGACATAATCAACCCTCCACAATATTCTCGTATCCACCCCAATTCCACCCATACAACACCTTGTATATAGTGGACGAATGAACCCCAAACCGGCGCGCCAATGCAGGTGCGCTGAATTCTCGGTTGTGTTTTCTGTAGTGCTTACGTATAAACTCTACATCAGAATCCTTTAAAACACTCCTACCGTGCACCTCTCCCCGGGCTTGCCGTCCTTTTGATACCTTATCACGTTGGTTAGTTCTGTGGGTGCCCAGCTCCAAATGGGCAGGATTTATACAGCGTGGGTTATCACATTTGTGCATAACCACCTTGTCCGCTATGTCTGCCAGGGTTAGCCCCAGCTTATCCGCCATAACTTTGCGATGGACTCTGTACACTAAGCGAGAGCCATCCGGATACCTCTTTGTGGTTATGGCATAACCGTCTTTATCCCCCGCATACCCGTGGTCTACGCACTCACTTTGTAATTTCTTCATAACCTCCCCAGTCCTCAATTACCCTAGTACCTACATCTATCAGCTCATCACGAAATCCGTAATCAGAATACACCATGATATATTCCGCCGCCCTTGCTGGGTTGTCCAACACCCAGCTAATCAGTTGCTGCTTAGAAAGTTGTGACACCTCCTTAAATGCTGCTAGTAAATGCGGATCCTCTGCAGGAGGGACATCCAGTGGCATCGCGAGGGGATGCGTATAGGCAGATAACCACGCATCCGGTTCTACGACTTTAGGGTCACGCTCAATCGGTAGGTGCTTGAATGTGCCCGGACTAAGTACGTGCTCCAGTACGCTACCAAGAATGTTAAGGTCCAGCACTTCATCCGGTGTATGCTCATGCATGTACCCTACACCTACGTTAGTGCATTCAGGAATAATCTGCATGAACTCCGCAGAGTCAGTGTATACTCCTTTCTGTAAGTGCGCATCCGTTCGTCCTAGTCGGGCCGCCAGCTCTTTTGCGAACGTATCAGAGCAGCAGCGCATGTACCGTTGATGCGTAATGATGCCATCACCACGGCGGTCAAAGCTAATCATTGCCTTGACCCCAGTCCAGAAGCCGGTATCATCTTTGGCGGATGCCTTGCTACCCTCACAACCTACTTCTTCATCCACGAAGAAGCAGTAACGTCCATGTACTCCCCGCTTAATCATCTCCAGCATCAAGTAGATACCAGCACCACAGTCTGCACCTAGACAATCCGCCACCTGTGGATTCCGCAGGAACATTACACCCTTGTTAGTGATTGCAATGTCTGGCGCAGCACTACCGGGCCGGGCCACTGTGTCGAGGTGTGATGTAAATGCTACATCACTCTGTTCAGAGTTGCCGATAAGCACAAAGTAGTTACCGTGAGCATCCCTAACGTAGTGCTCTGCACCAGCAAGAGCGCTACTAAGTAGCGGCTCGAACCATTTGGTACTGCCCCAGCTAGGTCGGTGCGTTGTTAGTATCTTTGTCAGTAGTTTAAGGTCAACACCATACATTAAGCTGCCTCCTGTTCTGCTTTAGCTTCTTTGTCTTCTTCGGCTTCTTCATTACCGAGGTAGGGCTCATCCAATACGGACGCAGCATACTCCGTGAGAATCATACCGTGCACTGGGTGCTCTTCGGCATGCACACTCAGAACATTGTACCCTTGTGCGTACGCCATTGGCCCTTCATCATACACTGTACCCTCTACAGCACAATGTTCTACGTCCCGGTCAAGTACCCAAGAGTCGTGGTAGTCAGACCATGAGCAATCCCATGATGGGTACACTATGCTGCGGCCCACTACCCGTACGTAAGTATCGCCGATGCAGTGCTGGCATACATAACCTCCATCAGAAGTTATGTACATATCATCCTCGTCGAAACGTCCCCCACAATCTGCGCAAGCACTGCGACCATCATCAATCCAAATGTACCCATCAGCGCCCTGCGCTTCGTAGTCGTAGCAGTCGCAGATAACGAATGCATCCCCGCCCAATTCATCAACCCCGTCTTGGTTCCCATCCAAGTATGGCATAAGCACGGCACCTTCATTTTCAGGGTGCGGAATACGCGCCAGTAGTGCGCCATCTAAGCAGTCTGTATCGCGCTCATACCCATTAGCACGTAGAATGGCGTCCGCAGCATCCCCGTATGCACGGACGTATTCATTGGTTTCGATGTTAACGATAGCGCGGGCGTGCACTTTAAAATCATCACCAAAAAGTTCCCCAGTATACTGGATGAACAGGCGCAGATTATTGTCCGACAAGCCGTGACTGGTCGTGGCATATACACGCACCGGGCTAGCCTCGAAGTCGTATCCGGTCATGCAGCTACGAGGGCCATTCTCGTATGCGTAGTACCACTCCCGTTCGGTCTTACAAAGATATGTAGTAGGCTCCACGTTCATAGCTTTGAGGTCTTCAATACATTCCCGGAAGTCTACACCGCTTCCGTAATAATTAGCGAGCCACTTGCCTGCCCGCATCTCTACACAGCGATACTCAGTAACAGCGGCGTAGTCTTTGTGTAATCGCGGCTGCCCCAGCATTACTACAGGCTCACCGTTGCGGAAGCCAAAACCTAGAGGGATTGCAAATCTAGACACTACAAATCCGTGCAACTGCATAAGCAAGGTTGCTGCCCAATAGTCCCCATCATACACACTGTACCCACGAGCGTATTTGGCCCGGAGGGAGTACGTAGGCGCTAGCATAATCTCTTCGAACAACTCTATAGCCTGCTTGTGCACCTTGTATCCGGTAAAGTATTGGACCGCTTCTACTACGCGTTCTGTAACTACGTCAGGGCCATCATAGAAGGTTCTGCTAGATAAACCGAATACTTGGTCGCAGGTACTTGCACAGTAAAAGAGATTATGCAGGAGAGTGTCACTAATATCAACCGTGCTCAGCGGCCCAACATATCCACCCAAATCCTCTCCTGCAGCTGTAAAGTTGCCGAGTGCTACAAGATACCCCGGCAGCACCCTTGACAACATATAAAAGCCATTCAAAAGCGCACGGGTTTTGTTACCTTGCACGCGCGCACGGCCTTGAGTTGATAGGCAGGGAAGTTGGCACCAGTAATCCCCAGAAGAGTACATACTATCCTTCAGCGGGAGAGCATTGGCCCCTTCTGGAAATTTGATGGTCCAACTCTCATAGGCAGGTACTTTTACGTCTACGGTTACTTTGTTAGTCTCTTGCATTTTCTTTGTCTCCGGTGTTAATAGTATCTCATCATGCATTAAAAGTTCAGCGCGCATACCACGCAGAGAGTTGTCGCTGCTTGTAGTAGGAGCGGAGTGCTCTTCTAAATTGCGTATAAGCTCCGCGATACCCATACTGGCGTAGTGCTGAAACCACATCGAACTCAACGTGCTCTTGCAGTTTCCGCGCGGCTGATTCTGTATACTCCCGATAGGTTTTGAGTACAGTGCCAACACCCTCTCTTCTAACGCGGAGTAGTCTACGTTCAACCGGTACAATTCCTTTGAGTTCATTAGGAACCTCTTTGAATGTTTCCCACGGGCAGCCGCACTTGCCCTGCGTTTCTAGCAAGCGCCAGCACAGTAGCGCTGTTTCGTCTACTGTGAGCATATTTAATCCTTGAATACTACGTTGCGGGCCACGAGTGTGCTATTGTCGCTGGATACTATACCGCCAACTGTGTGGCTTGACTGCAACCACCGCTGCAGAGGGTTGCTATAGTGTTCAGCGTGCTCGTGCAGCGTACCATACAGCGGCACCCGGTACAGTAACCCGTTCGGTCGCTTGTACAAGTCATACTCAACTAGTTCATTCATACTACACCTCGCACATTAAAACGGTGACAGTAACCGCGCAGAGTCATACCCAGACGCTTTGCTTGTTTCTCATAATGCTGGCGCAGCGCTGCTTTTGCGCTGTACTCCCGCGCCAGTCCGTCGATTGTTGGTTGCTGCTTACGCATCAGCAGCACCTCAGGATTCTTTCCGTACATACCCACCTCAGATGCCGTTGTTGCTTACACCGTCCACGGTCAGAGTTACAGCGATGTTGGGTTCTTGCTCTCGCACCGCCTTAAGTAGGCGAATACCTAACGCCTTGCAACCGCCCTCTGGATTTTCAAAGAGGTCATACTCAGGGCGTGGTTGCTGCTCTTGATGCTGCCCTTGTTGAACGCGTACAGTGCAATAAGGCACTGGGTTATTCACATCGTTGCCTAGCACCAGCATGGCGCTGGTAACAATGATATTGACAATACTAGTCATAAAGTTGTCTCCAGTCGGTAATAATACCGAGATTCACGGCATCCAGCAAAGTACGCGCCGCTGCTTCGGTATAGGTGTCTACGAGATCTAAAGGGAATTCCTGATTGGTGTCGCGGTCAGAGAATATCATCACAGTATAGTTATACTCTGCATGCACTTGATTGCACCATACGGGCCATAGTACATGCCCCGGATAGATTAGTTTTGCTTTCATTTGAAACCCCATACGCTAGTTGCATTCACATAGCGCCCCGTAGGACGCTATAGGCTTATCATTAGACGTATTCTCCCAACCCTCCATATTGCCACTTATTGTGGCGGCCCCGGGTTGGTACATCGAAGGCGTCGGGATCGTTAGCTGCTGGAATCAGCGCCCACCACTTGATAACCGGAACCTTATAAATCATGCTGGCACCTTCAACGTTGCATCCAGCACAGCGCGTACATCCACGCCCTGACTGATAAGCATAGATACCAAATCAGAGTCGCTCACCCCAGTTTCTTTAGCCTTCTTGATGGCGTTTTTAACGCGCCCCAGAGCTTGCAGGCGCATTGCATCGGCATCAAGGGCATCATTCTTCACTTGCTCTGCTTCAGCAGCGTACAGGGCCATACAGGCGCTATAGAAGCTGGCTACGATAACCTCGCGGCCTTGCTTATCAGCTTGTTTATAATCCAGACGCATACTGTCCAGCTCAATACCCAACTTCTCAGCCGACGCATAGCACTTCTTCGCAGCGAACTCATAGCGCTGAGCCTCTTTGTTGAACTTGATAGGCAGGAGCGTGCGCAGCACCATATCGAAATCAGCGGCATCACTGCGCTGCATATCCGTCGCCCAAGAAACGTTGCTGCTAATCAGGCCGTGAAACAGCGCACTGATAGTGATGTTGCGTTTTGCTTCCACTACATCGCCCAGCGCTTTACGGATGCTACCCGCAGCGGTTAACTTGAATACTTTACCAGTTGAATGAGTCATGATGCACCTCTTTGATTGTTGATTGTTTACCTAACGAATTACTTCACATAGCACCCCATACCGTAGGATGCTATAGGCTGTAATTAGCGTCCGAACTGCCCAGCAGTGTACCAACCTTGCGGAGCCTTGCTACTGCCCTTTGTTTTGGTCTTACCGCGCACATTCGTGCTGAATGTAGCAGATTGCTTCATCCGCATATACCCAGCACGATTCAGCGCATCCCGGCGTTTTCTCAATTCCGAACCGGATAACTTCTCAAGTCCAGCGTATTGTTGTGCTAACTTCTCACGATATTTCATTGTACACCTCATCAAAGTTAATGGTTAGCACCCTAGCAAGGTTTAGCAAGGCGCTAACTTTTAACCTTGTTGCCCACTGCACTACCGTGGAACCTGTGGTTCAGGTCTCGGCGCTATTCTTTTAAGGGGCAGCGCCTCAGCGCCCCAGCCGTTTGTCGTCTCAGCTCTTGACGTTACATCTTCAATACTAACATGTATCTAGGGTTAGTGGTCAGAGCACCTTTAGGCGCTACACTGCTCCGCAACATGGTTAAAACTATAAAAGCATTTACTGCTGTTGTCAATACCTGTTTTTCGTATGACTTATCAGGCTGTCTACTTATCCAGTTGACTCTGGAATCTAGAGCTACCCGGTAGACCGTATCGCTTTCGATGGGATAACTATACACCCAGCATATTTAAAAAAGCAAGCACTTTTTAGAAAAAAAGGTAATACAGCACCTGTAGCACTGTATTACCCGCGGTTTATGCCCCCAGCCACTCCAGCGGCTCGGTGTACAGCAACCTATTACACTTATGCGTATTGAGCGTGGCAGGTATCACCTGAATGTTAGCCGCGCAGTGTAGGCCGCATACACCTTTAGCCTTTAGTGGTATCATATGGTCGACGTGCCACACTACACCAGTGTGCTCTGTCCTCTCCGCCGCCAGTGCGCTAGCCTCCAGTAGAACCAACTCATCCCACTCCCCATACCATGAAGGTACAGACTGCGTACGCGCTGCACGGTAACGGGCATTGTGGCTAACCTTACGCTGTAACTGTTCTGGGGTCATAACGTGCTTAGGTCGTCGTGTCTTACGATACTCTCGTATAGCCTCCGCTTTCTGTACCTGATACACCTTATGATATGCCCGCATACGCTCCTTAGTGTGGTCACTAGCACTTCTAACCTTAGAACAGTCATAGCACTCTCCAGAACTAGTGAGCCGCTTAGCTATGTGCTGGTACTTACAAGGCTTCCCAGTGTAGTAGTAGGTACTCCCGATAGCTTTAGCTTCTGCCCTACTAGATGGTAACATTTACAACCCCCTTATAGATTTAATGTGTAGCCACTACTACTAGATACTATGTAGCGTAACCATAGCGACGATATCCCGAAGGGATAGGAGCGGAGGTTACAAGATACTGTGTAGGTAATGCTTACTCCCTACGGTCGTAATATAGGGCATTACTAGGGGATACTAGTGAGTAGTAGTGAGTAGTGTGTATGTAGTTCCCTAAAACCCTCCTACTCCTGTAACATCATTTCAGAATAGCTTTCGAATGAAAGTAAGGGTAAAGGGATAGCTCTAGGGATAGCAAGGGATAACGCTAGGTGGCGGATAGTGGATGTGCGCCCTAGTGGGGAGCGCGCAGCGTAGCATATAATCGGCACAATGTAAAGTACTAATGATAGCCCTAGAGATAGCTCTAGAGATAGCATATAGACGCACTAGCAGCGCACTGGGCGGCCCACTGGAGGCCCACTAGGTGTGGCACTGTACAGGCACAAAATAAGCAAGGCAGAGCGCACCTCTATACCCCACAGAGAGCGCGCAGAGTGAGCGCAGAGATAACCCAGTGCCTCCCTAGTGCCTCCCAGAGGCCCTACAAGGAGCGCACAGTGATAGGCATAGGATAGCACTAGCGATAGCCATTAGACCGCACAGGGAGCTTCTACGGCCCTCCTGGAGCGTACTGGCGGGCACTAGTTGGCCCACTGGCCGTCTAGCCTTATAACCGCTTAGCCGTCCAGACGTCTCTGCATCTAGACACCTAGCCATCTAGCCGTCTAGACACCCCCCCCCCCCCCCTCCTTTATACACTAGACGCCCCCTATGGGGGCAACTGGGCGCGTTGAGGGTGA